GTTTGTTTCCCCTTAATTAGACAACCACCACACCATCGCTGCGAACCAAAAACATCAAAAATATGATGTTGTCCTCTGCGGGTGTTGGCGTTACTGCCGGGAAACTCATTTTGATGCGCCCCGTAAAACAAACGGGGTTTTCTGCGTTAATGTCTAACTCAGGGTCACTGGTAATCAAACCCCAAGCGGTATCGTCAATTTCAAGCGTAAAACTGCCAGAAGCATCTATGCGGTTTGAAATGGTAAGGTTAACAGGCGTTGGCGTTGGCGTGTAGTTGCTAACATCAAAACTCAAGCCATTGCGCGTATCCACAAGGTTAGACACTGTGCGCCGCACAATTTGCGCCCCAATAGTCACGCCCGTCAAGTTAACAGGCGTTGCACCATTTGTAAGAACAAGATTCCAATACGTTTTTTGGTTGTAAACTAATTCACCAGAAATAACTGGATTGTTAAACCCGCTAACTTGGGTGATGGTATTTTGTGAAAAGAGTGCGATGATTTTACCCTGCCTTCCTGATGAAACCCCAACCCTTTTGTGGCGGGAGAAATTTGCCGTTCACTGTTCTACCTAAACATTTTCTTCTAATTGTGCTTACATATACATTGTGTGCCGCTGCGGCTTTTGTTGAAGAATCAAATATGCCTAAAGGCGTAATGTAAGAACCAATGTAATGCGGCGCTTCCGCACCAAATTTACCGTAATTAGGGTTTTCTGTGCCAACCATTACATTATTTGACGCACCGCCAGCGGATATATTCCAACCAATTCGCCTATGCGGTCTAAGTTTAGCTTCTATTTCGTAACAATAATCAATAGTTGATTTAACTAACAACTTAACAATTACTTTGTCCCAAATAGTTTTTAAGCGATGTTTGTGACTACGCAAGCGTGCATCAATGTTAGATGCTGCGCCAATGTAACCTTGCGTTAGAACGTCTTTGTGTTCTGGCAAGTGAAGCCAATAAACATAAGCCATGATGTTTCCCTGTACTCAGGTGATGACGCTCCCCGCGTACTCGCAGGGCTACGAATCTTGTCTTGTAATAATTTTACGCGACTTGTTAAATGTTTGCCGCATATGAAAAACTCATCACTCCTTGTAACTCTAAATTTTGAAAAGACCCCGGCGCAGGCGTAATAAAATTGCCGCTAGAATTTAAATAAGATATAGCATTAGCTTTAAAAACAATATCATATCCATAAGTTCTTGATGATAGGTATTGTGTATTAGTAAATGATGTGGAACTTGATGCGTTTTTAAGTCCACCAAACAAAGAACAAACTGTTCTCCAATCTCTATTTACTGCTACTAATAATCCAAGGCTATTGTAAACTTGTCCTGTTCCAGTTCCAGCACTTGTTGCGGTAAAATATGTTCCAACTGTATTTGATGTAGCCCCATATAAAGTAAAATTTGTTGTGCCAACAAAACTTATTTGATAATTTTCCCCAACAATCATTTCGGATGCGCCATATACAGGCATTAATCCAAATTGATATTGCAAAAAAAATGATGCAACATTTGGATCATTTATTATAAAATATATATCTCCAGACATTCCATATAATACTTGTACTGGTTTGCTTACATTAAAATTATATAATTTAGCATAATAAGTTTGTATAATTTGAGGTGTTAATTGTGAATTAGACCCAGAACTAAAACCATTTAAATATACATTGGTTCCATTAAACACCATATTAGTTGTTGAATTGCCAAACGCAAAATTACCATTGGCATATAAATGCGCCCCAACACCAGCCATAGTTGTGCCAGATAATGTTGGGCTTGAACCAATCGATAAATCACCCGCTGTAACAGTGCCTAAGTTTGCAGAAATAGCAGACAAAGACCCAACTTTAAGATTGCTTAAATATGGCACATTCCAAACAGTATTGCCTGTGCTTGGGCTATATATGCCATCGCTTTGATACATATATTCGCCAGCAACCAAAGTCATTGGCGTTGCTACCCACGTTTCTGAACCGCCCCAACTGTTAGCTGGGGGGAATGAAGTGCTGCCAGCGGTTGTGATTGTTGCTGGTGTGCTGTTTAATGGGTTTACGGTTGATTTGGCATAGCAAATTCTGGATGACCCGCCTGTTTGCCCAGAAAACCCAGATGCAACAATGCTTGCTGTTGTCCAGTTAATGGTTGATGTTGTTACTGTTGTAGCGTCAACTAATCTAACTGTTGCAGCCCACAAAGTAAATCCTGCGCTAGGTGACGTTGTAATTATTTGCGACCACCCGTCAGGGTCTGCAAATGCACCTGTTGCCCATGTATAACTGCTAGTACCCGTTAAAGGTGCCGGTAATGATGCAGCCCATTGATAAACAGTGGGTGATGCGGTTTGTACCGCGTTTCCACCAGATATAGCAGCAATTGAAACACCAGTTGTCCAATCAACCGATGTAATTCCTGTTCCAGCAGTAGCCACAATTTGTTTTGATGCTGCCCACAAAGAAAGACCCGCTGTGCCGGGGTTTGCTGGCACTGCAACTTCCCAACTATATAAACCGCTGTAGCTGGTATTTGCGCCTGTTGCCCATGTGTATGTGCTTGTTCCCGTGGGGTTTGTTGGCGCACTTGTTGACCATTGATAAAGGTAAACAGTTGCAGCTTGATTTCCTGCTGCGCCGGGTGAACCAGTTGCGCCGGGGTCTACAAAGATAAATTGCAGAATGGCATTTGCGCCTTGGCTAATAACGCCAGTTGATGATTTATAGCGCACAGGCACAGTTAACGTAGCCGGGCTGCTTGTCATTGCGGTGGGTATTGCCCATTGCGCGTATGTGCCGCCATCAGTGGGTGCGCTAAGTGTCAAACCGCCTGTGGTAACAATATCGCCGTTACCCGTGGTGCTGCTGCCGCCAATGCGCCAAGTATTGTTTACAAATGAAACATCAGTGTCTGCTTGTGCGGTTACAAAATCAATAGAACCACCCGCTGCGCTGCCATAAAGCTGCGTTATCAATCCTGTGAATTGAGGCGTTGGGCTTGGGCCGCTTGTTCTTGGCACAAGCATTGTGACGGGCGAAAAGGTTGCCAAAAATGTACCCGCAACCGCTGTAGTGGTTGGGTTTGGCGACCACACTAATGCTGTTGATGCTGCTGATAGCAAAGATGCGCTGATTTCATTTTGTACTTTATACGCAAAATAATACGTGCCCGTGGGCATCTGTATATTGGTAAATGTGAAATTTGTTGATGGCGTATATGCGTTGCTTGTTGAGCTACTTTGCGAACCATAAACTAACCAATCACCCGCGCTTGGCGTTGCCACTGTTGTATAAAACAGCGTAAACATTGTCACGCGCCCGGTGGCAGGAATATAAATGGTTACATCAAAGCTAGGCACTGTTGCCGTAGGCAATTGATTGCTAACAGTTGGCGCAGCTAATACGCTGAAATAACTTGGATTGGCTAAATTACTGTTTGGTGATGGTGCATAAGCTGTAATTGATACATCATCATAAACAGCAGCGTTATATTCAATTAAATCCACAGTTGCAGATAAATCGCCAACGCCTTGCGATTGTTCTGTAACTTTCATTACGCGGAATAACTTATCTGTCCATCCATAATCTGCGTTGGTCACGCTAACAACATCGCCAGCATCTACTTGAATGCCGGGATATGGCGTGCTAAACGTAACAATCAAATCTTCCCGCGCTTGTTCCAATTGCCTGTTTGCAAGGTATTGGGCTTGCACACTGTCATTCACCATATCAAGCGTTATGCTTAATTTATTGACAGGCTCATTGGGATACAGCAACCCACTAGGCGTTTCAAGGTAAACGTAATCTATTTGATCGCGGTTTAATTTATTTGGAAAACTTGCTTGTATTTGGTTAATGCTGCTGGTTAAATCGTAGCTGCTAACGCGAATATCAGACATGATATTGCTATCGTTAAAAGCAAAAGATGTGGCCTCTGCTTTGTTGATAACAATTGCCCATTTGCCCGTGGTGGCGTTGTATTGTGTCCAGCTATCGCAAGCGGACATGATGCGATCAATGTTTTGCAAACAATCCAAACCAGTGTCCAGCACGCCGTTGATTCTGTAACGTGGTTGACTTGCAGAACCGCCCCCACTAGGAATATATGAAATTAACGCATCTGAATAAGCATTTAATGCTGTTACTTGCGTTGTATCAACAATGGTTGTATCCATTGCTGCGCCATAGGTTTCGTTGGTCATGTAGTCATACCAAACGTCACCGGGCTTTGCCACGCCTGTGCCATTTAAATAATGCTGCGCTCTAAATGTCAACGCTTGCATTTGCGTGGTTTGCGCTTCGCGGCTGTAATTCAACTTCACAATTGCAAAAGCCAAACCATTCATTTGCCGCCCCGTAGAGGGCCATCTTTGTGCTGCCGCTATGTCTGCACCGCCCATGTACGTTGATGGTGCTGGTGCGCCGTTTAAACTGGTTATTACCCCTGCCTGTGTGCTGGTGTATAGGGCAATGTACAAATTGCCGTTGATTTTTGTATCTACGTTGCCAGCACCATCGGTCAGGCTAACAACTTTAGTTAAATCTGTGGTGTCAAAGGTAATCAGCCTGTCGCTGTAATAAAATTTTGTTGTGTCAAAAAAGAATTGACCATTTGGGCTGATTGCCGAAACAGTCATAACGTAATACATTGTTTTTTGATTAGTGGTGAGCACAGCATCTGTAAAAATGCCGCCAAGGTAGGCATCGCCATACACCACGGGAATGCTGTTTGAATTGCTAGGTGGGCCTTGCAAACGCACGCCGTTATCAATAGATTGATTAGTGCCTGTTTGTGCATTGGGTTTAAATGCACGCGCTATAACTTGTGTAAGCGCATAAGACACGGCAAACGATGCAACAGCAACGCCAACGCTGCCAAGAGCAGCGCCCATCAAAATTAAATCGCCACCAAAAAATACGGCTGCAACAATGGTTGTTGGCATTTCTTTTATTCCTTGAAAAAGGTTGCTTCCAAGGGTTTATACCCTCGTTTAGTGTAATCAATCAATGGTGAATTTGCCATCACAGTGGTACACGCATAAGCAACGCGCCCACTATTAACCATTGATTGCGCCATCAGATTAAATTCAGCCCACAATCTGCCGCCCAACGTGCCATTGCGGTGTTCATGCTTTACCCACCATGCAAGTTCATGCAAGATTAAAACTTTGGGACACCACAAATTAGGCGTAACCATTGCAAGCAACATTCCCCGGTAATCGTCATCAACCAAAGCAAATCCACGCCCGGAAACAATTTGAAAAATTAACTTAGTTACATGATCGGCATCATGGTTATCTGCTGCACGCAATGCTTGTGGGCTAGATTCCAATGCGTATTGCCGCATCATTTCAACCAATGCGGGAATGTCTTGTTTTGTGGCTTGTCTTATCAAAATAGCACCTTAAAAACCGCCATATGATTGATTAGAATTAACGGATTCTGCTGCTCTTATTGCAGCATTTGCCAATGCTGATTGTGTTTCAGCCAAAGGTGATGCGCCAAAATCAAAAAATGTTGCTGCAATCACTGGCACTCTGTCCATGCTAATGTCATTCGGATAAAAAGTTTTCCAAATGCTTGGATTGGTTCTTACGCCGCCCACGCGGTTTTGCAAAATGGTTCTGAACGATGCACACGTTAAAACGCACGTTGCAACGCGAATTCTTTCTTGCGTATTGAAATCTTCTTTGATTGCAATGTTAGAAACTAACCCTTGATAACGCTTAAAAAATTGTTGTGTTGGCGTTGTAATGATTTGATTGTTGGAATCCAAAAAACCGCGAAACACTTCAATTTTGCTGCCTTTAATGTTTGCGGACAAAACCAAAGCAATGTTTGCGCTATCAATGCCGGTAAGTGAAATGCCCAAATCACCGCTGGTTGCTTTTACTTGACGGTCAATATTGGTAATGCTTAACAAACTGCCCATGCCCGAATACACAGTGCCATCTACAGTAATGGGCGCGGCTGCGTTGCAAAACGTGTAGGTCGCGCTTGGCGTTGTAAGTTTTACAAACTCTGCATAAACAATGCTGTTACTGCTCAATGCAGTCATTGTGGTTGTCATGTAATGTCCTCTCTAAAAACAAACGCGCTGTCCCATTGCACAAACGCGCCATTGGTCATTGGGTTAAGCGTATATGTTGGGCAGCTTTCAGCAAGCAAATAAAACGTGCAATTTGCCCCCACAGCAGTCAATGTGCCCGTGCTAGGCGTGCCAATAACGGGTCTGTGTAAGGTTACGCTCACTGTGCTGCCAGAACCGCGCAAAACTTGTGTGGTGACTTTGTACGGATAAATTCCCAACTGCAAAAAATCACCCGGTTCAAAAATTATTGTGGATGATGTTACTGCTGGCAAATTGCCCACAGTAATAATTGTGCTGTTAGCTGGTGGCACGCTTGCCAATGTAAGCGCGTTAACTTGCGGAGTGGTCAAATCGCCTTGATATGCCGTAAACCATGACAAATTGGCGTTATTGAAAGTTATTGTTTCTGGTATTTGCCTGTCTTTATTGTCAATCGCTTGAATAATGTCACGCGCTTGCGGGTAGTATAAATAATTGTGTGGCATCACTGTAAACACCCAAGGCACAGCAGTTAGATATTGCGCCACACGCACTTGACCGCCACGGCTAACTTGTTGCCCAACCATGCGCCGATTGTTCACCGACATATTTTGCTGGATGTTAAATATCGTTTGAAAAGACATTACGCCCTCCCTAAATTACCGGAAATGGCTTTTTCGCCATACCTATTTGCGGCCCAAATTGCATTAGCAGAACCATAAATCCTATCTTCAAAGGATTTTGTATCAATGGCTTGTATGTAATTGTTGGTGACGTTAGTAACGCTGCCTAACCCATCTAGCTGGTTATTGGGAATGATTGTTCCTGCGGTGCGTGGCACAAACAATTCTGGCCCACGCTCACCAACAATGCTTGCTTTGCCTACTGGCGGGTTTCCACCATCAGCAAAAAATGCAGCATCAACCATAGAAATAGGGCCAGAAACGTCACCGCCACTGCCACCGAACAAACTACCAATCAAACCGCCTAAACCGCCACCACCGCCACCAAACAATGATTTTGTAAACGACATTGCTTGTGCACGCAATTGGATATAAATTAAATCTTGAACAATGCTTTGCGCCAAATCATTAAAACTTAATTTGCCAGTTCTAACAAAATTGCGTAATGCGTTGTCCATGTTGCTAACAACTGCTTCAAATGCGCGTTGCCCATCTTCCATTGCTGTGGGCATATCGCGGATAAATTCTTTCATGCTTTTGGCAAAGCCTTCGCCATACGTGCCTTCACGCATACTCTTTGTCGCAGCGTTGCGCCGTTCAGCTAAACGAATTGCTTTTTCTGCCTGTTGATTTTCGCGCTCAATCATCACCGCTTTTGTTTCGGCATCAATTTTGTCGCTTTCTTGTATTTGTTTAACTACGTCAGCACGCTTGTATTCAATTTGCAAAAGTTGTTGTGCTAAATCGTAATCTTCTTTCCGCATACTTGTCGCTTTTAAAGACAAGTTAAACAATTCCTGTTCGCGTTCAAGTTGTGTATCAGTTGCGCGGATGCGTTCTAAAAATGTTTTGTATTCTTTATTTGTTTCATTTTCTATTTCAGCAGCCAAACGCGCCAATTCTTGCTCTTGCGCCACTTGTGCTGCAAATGCTTTTGCTTGTTCAGCCCAATACTTTTTTAATTCTGGGTCTTCGCCCGGCTTAACTTTGCGTTTTACGCCCGGTGCTGCTTTAGGCGCATCCCAACTATCACCGCCAAAATCGGTGAATGGTGCGCCCATTACTTTTTGTTGGAAAAATTCTAAACGCGCTTTTTCACGTTCGCGCATTTGGTCATAAACTTCATTAGCTTTTGTTGCCGCTGTAATTCCTTGTGTTATTAAAAGTTTTGCGTTTTCAATTGTGTGTGCAATTTCATCAGAAATACCTTTAAATACAAAAGCTACATCAGAACCAAGTACTGCAACAGTTTGAAATACTGTTTTAATCACATCGCCAAATAAATTGCTTTCACCGCGTATTTCTTTAATGTATTCCAATGTTGTTTTCAATGTTGGGCCAATTGCTGTGGCAAAAACTAAAGCGGTATCACGCCCCGCTTGTTGCAGCATATCCCACGCATCGGCAGCGTCTTGCACTGCTTTGGCTTGTTCTTGGGTTACACCTTTGCCTTCTTTAAACGCCGCATTTAGGCCAACAAAATCCACGCCTTTGGCTGCTTTGCCAAATATCTCCATCGCCTTGGCATTGCGTGTTAGCGGGTCTTCAATGGCAGCAATGCCAGCAACTGCTTTTTGAAACAAATCGTCCGTAGACATTTTGCTCAAATCGCCCAAAGTAATGCCAGCTTGTTGGAATGCCTTTTGTGCAGTGAATGAGCCTTCAGCTGCGGTGTCTACAAATTTGGTAAACCCGGCTAACAATTTGCCAGCATCTTCGGCGTGCCCACCAGCTTGACCCAATGCGTTAGACAAACGCAAAACGCTATCAATGGCAACGTCATTGGCTTTGGCTACGTCAGCAATGCCATCAGCGTATTCCAACGCTTTATATGTTGCGGCTGCTAACGCTACAGCACCAACTTTTCCATAAATTTCAACTTGCTTGCTAAATTGTTCAAGTTTCTTTTGTGCGTTTTCAATGCCTTTGGTGAATTCGGCACTATCCAAGCCAAGTAAAACGCCAAGTCTACCAATCATGTTAGCCATGCTTCACCTCAAATCTGTCTTTGCTGAAACCCGGCGCTTGCACCATAAACGCTAACAAATTATCGCTTACGGCTTGTTTTTGATATTCTTCTGGCAATGGCGGGAATAGGTAATCATACGCAAGCCCCATAATGTTGGCTAGTTTATAAGGCGGTGCATTTGCAGGGCGAATATAATTAAACACGCCATTTGTTAACGTGCTTAATACGTTCAACAAACCATGATTGCCAATGATGCCATCAGCGTACATAGTCTGTATTTGGCGCATCGTTATATCGTCTAACCCGGCAATTGATTCATGTGTATGCCCGTTGAAGATCATGGCGCATTCCACTTGCGTCTTCAACGAGCTTATTAGTTTCCCCGCGTTTCCTTATACGATGGGCTAATTGCTTCGCCAATTTTTTCAATCAATGCCATTTGCACTGAAAATGGGAATTCGGCTTCAATGTCTGCGTAAGTAATATCATCCAGCGTTGCGTTGGAATCTTCTGGAATTAACAATTTAATAAATTCAGTAATTCGCATCTGCGTGGTGATTTTGTTTTTGGCAGCTTCACGCAAAGACCGCCCATCCACCACAATGTCATTGTCCAAAAAAGTTACATTGCCATCGGGCGTGTCTTTAAACGCTAACAATGGGGCTGCAATTTCTTGATACGCGGCCTCTATAGCCTGTTCATCTGGGTTTTGAATGCGCTGGTAAATTTCCTGTGTTTCAACAACCAAAGGAATTTTTACTTTAAAAATGTGCCCGCCTAATTCAAAAGTACGGGTCAACAATTGTCTGCGCTGTGCTTGGTATTTTTCACCAAATGCTGATGCTAGTTTTGTCATTTCTGTTTTGCCTTAAATTGTTCTATCCTGCGTGCCAATATGCCACTCAATAAATTGACTGTGCTTTGCGCCATGCTTTCCAATGCTGGTCGCAAATAAGGGTGCGCTTGATTGCGTGCGGAACCGAATTCCTGTGCAATGGCGCGCGCATCTGATTCAATGCCCATCTTAGCTAATTTCTTGCCTGATGCGGTTGTTACCGCTGCAATCACAGTGTCTGTTTCGGTAACGTATTTAGAACGTCTGTCGCGTCTTGTTGGTCGGCGTGCTTCAATGATTAAGCTGCGTTCCAGTGCGCCAGTGTCTTTAGGTGAATTTGCCTTTGCCATTGCAAGCACAGGCTTCATGGCTTCGCGCACCGCTGGCACTAAGATTTTGCTTTGTGCCTGTTTATCGCCTATTTCTTTTTGCAGTTCATAAAGCACATCTGCAATTGGGCCAATGCCTTCCAACTTAATGGTAACACGGCCCATGTTTATGCTCCCGGTTTAATCAACCGCGTAAATAGCACGTTGTTTAGCTTTACAACGTAATCAACAACTTCGTCAGGTGTCATTTTGTCGGCATGATTTACGGCAATTTGGTGCGCTAGGCTAATGCCTGTAATCTTTTGCTGCAAAAAGCCAAACCATTGCTTATTGCCGCTTTCGCTTTGCGCTACCAAATATGCCAGCAAATCATTAGTGTTTTGTATTGTCGTTTCCATGTTTTATTCTGTATATTTTGCAAGATATGTGAGTGCTACATATTCTTGCGTGTCAGGGTCAGCAGCATCCAAAGCGTCTGCTACTTCTTCTGCGTCCAACCCCCAACCCCTAGCCATTACGTCTAGAGATTGGTAGGTGCTGGTCAATGCTGCTACAGCAGCTTGCAATTGGTCACTCATGTTCAAGTGCTTGCTGACCAGCCGTATTGATTGCCACGCGGGTGAATGCTAAAAATTACTTTAGCTTCTGCGCCGGGTGCGCTGTCAATTTGCCATTGGCTAACGCGCCCGTTAAAAGCGTAATTCACAATGCCAGTGCCATCGGTTGCGCTGATAACAAAAGTGCGGTCAATCGTGCCGTTATAAGCATCGCCACGCAACAACAGCAAAACGGTATCGCTAGGATTCCAAGCGGCAGTAATGGTCATGCTGGTGGGTGCGCTTTGCACAGGGATTTTGTCCGATTGACGCGAACCAGCAACGCCGAACGATGCCACAGCATCATCTTGACCAAATGCGGGAATAGCTTCAACAGGAACCAAATTGCCGCTAATAGCAATTGCGCTAACGCTTGCATAAGTGGACAAGTTAGCAACAGTCAACGGGGTTGGCGTTGCACTGGGTTGTGCATACAGTGTTGCGCTAAAACCGGGTAGGATTTTAGTTGGGAGTGCCATGGTTTAGTCCTTCAAAAAAAGTTAATGGATTTTGTCTTATCAGGTTGGTACTTGCAAAGTGCAATCCAAAAAGATTTCTGCTAACTTGTCTTCGTTGTTATAACTGTTGTACAGCCACATTACATCGGCTTTGCTTATGTTAAAGCCGTATGTAGCACCGCCAAACAACCCGCTATAACCATGCAGCGATTGTAGTATCTGGTTAGCAATTGTGAAACCATCTTCAATCACTTGCGTAAAAATACTAATTTGGAAAACAGGCGTATCAATGCCTTTGACTGATTGATACACACCCGTATATACAGGCTGATGCACGTTACGCACCATCCACGTAATGAATTTAGGCTGCGTTGCAAAGTTGCGGTTAAACGCCGCGTAGACAGGCACAGGCGCGACAATCCCGGTCAATTGCGCTTGTATGGCTTGCCCATACTGTACCGGGTTCATTTGCATTACATTGCCACCACAGGGTCGTTTCTAACGCACAAAATGTTCACTGTCATGCGGTCATCAGCTTCGCGCACATTGTCAATACGCCAATCAAAATTGCGCCAGTTAATGGAATACAAATTTTGGTTATCAATCATTTCTTTGGTGTTGGGCGTGTAGTTCAATGTAAAGCTAACAATGTCTGAATAAACCCGATATTTATCAGATATTTTTACATGATTAGCCACAGAATGCACACGCGCACGCGTATCAAACCATTTGGTTTTGCCTGTGGTTTGCTCACCAAACGCACTTGCCCCAAAAACTAGCGTATTAACAGTTATATTTTCAAACCGCGCAATTGCCATGTCACATCACCAGCGGTTTATATGCGCGCAACAACGTAGAAACGCCAAATGGAATTTCCTTCAATTGTCCATCCACTGTATTGCTGCGCTGGTTGTACAAATGCGTTAGCAACAGCAATGCCGCTTGCTTAATTACCGGGTAAGTGCTTAACGGGTTTGCCGCTGTGGTGTATTCGCAAAAAACAGGGCTGGTCATGCTGCTGTTTAAATCGCTTGGCAGCGTTTGCAAAACCACTTTGTTACCAGAACCATCGTAATAATACGTGGTGGGGTCAACTGTAGTTAGCACAGGCGTGCCATCAGTCCAATACTTAACAGCGTTGATTGTTACGCCGGGGTTTGCCGGGTTAATGTTTTGGCTAACCTCTGGCAAATCCAACGTCAATGGCGTTCCATACAGGCTTGCAGCGTTATACCAAACGCGGTATTGCGTTGCAAAAATGGACAAGCCCAAATAATCTTCAATGGCTTGCCGGGTTGCCAGTTCCAAACCCGTTAAATAACTGTCTTGGCTTTCATCATCAAACAGGTTTAACTGTTGCGTGATTTCTTCCAGCGTCAGCCATGCGGTTGCAACATCGCGGTTGATTTGCTCTACTTTTTCATAGTTAAATGGGTTGCGTCCGGGCGCACCCAATGCCATGTAACCATAAAGCGCGTCAGTTGCCATGTTTAAGTCTCAATCAAGCGCACACCAGCAAACGGGTTACGCACAGTGCTAACCATGCGTTTTTCAGCAAATAGGGTGATAAAGCCCGGTGCAGTTTGTTCCATTGCTTGCACAGACATTTCCTCAACATCTGCAATGGTCATAAATTGGGGCCAATTAGCAAGGTAGACAGGGAAATTACCCGCTGTGCCTGTTGCATCCAAATTGGGGTTAGGAATCACGGGCCAACCCAAAATATTGATACCGGGGCCACTACCCATTTCGCCAGTATCAACCAAAGCATAAGACGCTGATGCGTGCACATAAGCGCGAATGGCTTGGATATAACTTGGGTGCATTTGCCAAGCAGTACCCGGCAAACCCCAATATTGGGCTGGCAATGCGTCAGCCATATCAAACAGCGTTTCCATATCCACGCTGTTATGGTTATGCCCAATGGTTGCTAACGTGTGCAAACCATTTGTGATTGCCGTGCCGCTTGTGCCATACGCTGCGCTTGCACCAGCAGTGCCAGCGTAATAGTTCAGCCCACGCAAACCATTAGTGCTGCCTGTGGTGGTTGTGGTGCTGCCAGCTTGGTCATTGTTCTTGACCATGGATTCGCCCTCAATGGTGGCGAATTCCATTGCTAGGTCAGCAACCAGCGTTTCATTTAAGTAATTAACATCGCTCATTACAGCGGTGCGAATTGGCAATTGAGCAACGATTACTCGCGTGGGCAATTGCCAAATGGTTGTGTCGGTGTTGGGGCTGCCAACGTCAGGCGTAAAGGTATATGTCCAAGGGTTGGTTTGGCTTGCAGCGTTACCCGTTTTGGCAACAAATTGCACGCTAGAACCAGACGCGGGAATTACGCGAGAAAAACGGCGCAGCGGGTTTGCAAAACGCAAAGCAGCAAACGCATCATCAAAATATGTACGACCACCTACGTTATTACCAGAACCCGTAATTGCAGATGCTTCGCGCAAATCAATGTTGACCTTTTCACCCGTGTGAATAGTCTTTTTAATGCCGTCTAGGATTCGTTCAGTAATTTGCATGGTCTTGTCCAAATAAGTTGCTAGGAAAAGAGGCAGGGGTTTTTACGCCCCCGCCAATTGGCAACGATTAGGTCGCAGTGCCAGTAGAGCGATAACGCACACCAGCATTGGGGTCACGCACAGAAGTTGCCAAACGCTTTTCACCAAAGAAGGTGATATAGCCGGGCAAAGTCTGGTCATAACGGCGCATAACCATGTTCAAACGATCAACAATGGTATGGAAACGCGACCAATCAGCAAAGTACATGGGGTATAGGCTGTTAGTGCCAGCAGAACCCGTAGTAGCTTGTGATGGGTTGTCCAAGTACTTGTTCATCACCACATCAAAGCCCAACATTTGACCGATGATGCCATCAGGATTCAGAGATTCAACGCTGTTGAAAATCGGGCGACCATTGGTGTCTTGCAAGCCCCGGATTGCCTGTGCCAAGATGGGGTTAACCATCCATTTGGCAGAAGAAGTCCAGTATTGTTGCGGCAACGCATACATGGTGTTAATAACGTCTTTATAAGAGATGTTATTAGCGCCCACAGTGTTGGCGTTGGTGGTCAACTGGTCATAAGTAGCCAAGCTGTGCAAGCCAGTGGTGCTACCCGTGCCGGAAGTGCCGAACGATGCGGTGGTGGATGTGCCGCCAGCGTAGGTAGCAGCAGCACCTGCGTACTGATCGAGACCGCGCAAACCATTTGTGCCGCCGTAGGGGTTGGTTCCAGACTGTGCAGCTTGGTCGTTGTTTTGAACCATTGACAGGGCTTCGCTTTGGGCGAATTCAGCCAACATATCATCAACCACGTTTGCTTCCAAACCATCAATGTCATCCAGCGCAGCGGTGCGGATGGGGAATTGCACGTTCAAGTCTTGCAACACCAATTGCCAAATGCTGGTGTCTTCGGTAGTGGTTGCGCCGTTATTTTGAATGGCGTAACCCCAAGCAGCACCAGCATTACCCGTTTTAACGCGGAACTGATAGCTAGAACCATCAGTGGCAACAGTGCGGCTAATACCGCGCATGGGGTTTGCCAAACGCAAAGCGACAAACACGGGGTCATACCCGGTGCGACCACCTTGGTTATTACCGCCAGCGGTCAGGGCAGAGGCTTCCGCAAGATATGCGCTGTATTGCGATTCATCAGCAAAAATTTTCAGTTCTTTTTCAACGCGTGCGTTGGTTTTGTAGAAGCTGGAAAGCTGCTCACGCACAGAACGATTCACATCTTGGCGAATGGTTTTAGCGGGTGCGCGAATGATGCTGGGTGCGGGGATTTGTGCAATCTTAGCTTCCAGCGCAGCGATTTGTTCGCCCACTTCGGCTTTGACAGCTTCCACCTTTTCAGCAGCAGCAGAAATAACTTCTTCAATCTTGGCGGTGTTGGCTGCCTCAATTGCATCCAGTTTTTCAATGATTTCTTTAGACATGGCTCAGTCCTTTAAGACGTTGGTTAAGTGCTTTGAGAATTTCCCGTTGCTGTAAGGCTTCAAGAATTTCAGTTTCGGTCACATCCGCATCGGAATCGCTCTGCTGCGGCGCGTTATCAATAGGCGTTGCAACAACATCACGTTGTTCCAGCACTTTCTTGAATACGGACGCGGAAGTGACCGCATCCTTTTTGGACAACCCTGCTTCGCGCAAAGCCTTTTCCAAATTCTTTAAATTGGCAGAACCATCAGCGCGGAAATATTCCAGCTTTTGGACTTCTGCCTGTGGGTTGTTGGGGTACATAACCACGCTCACCTCGCGCAAACCGCCTTTGGTGATTTGAAAATATGCTTCATCAGTATCGTCAGGTTCGCCATCAGCGTCAACCATTGCATATTGTTCCGCATAAGCACCAACAGAAACGCCGCCAAACATGGTCGGGCTTTCTTGCATGATTTGGTACAAGTCAGAACCAGCGGTGGTATTTACATAAATGCGCCCGGTGGCGGTCATGCCAGTATCGTCAAATTCAAAGCTGTGCCATTCACCCACGGGCATATTGTCCGCAGCGTGATTTAAAAACATTGGCAATGGGCGACCAGCCTTGGTGAATTCGTTTGCCCAATCCATAAAACCTTCGGGCTGATAATTAAACTTACGCCCATCTGCGCCTTCGCGTGCGCCCCATGTGGTTACACGGGCTTCAATCTTGCCTGTCGGTTCTGCTGCGCTCTGGGCTTCGGTTACCAGTTTTGCTTCGCAAACCATCAGTAAGTTTTTGGTCATAGATTACCTCATCGACTTTTGTTCGGTCTATGTCGTTTATTGTTTTAGGGGGTCTGCCGCGTCTATATGCTTTTTGCGGCTCATAACTTTGGATGGATGCTACCACTTTTTTAAAAATGGTGGACATTTTTATTTACCAATGTTCATTTTTCGGGTTTGATTGCCGCCCCCGCCGCCAGTATCTTGTGGGCTTGTGCCGGGTATTGGCTCCACTTTTTTCTTGTCTTGCAATACATCGCCGCCATCAATTTGGGGCATTCCCAGATATTCTCGCGCTTCGTTGGGGGTCATAATACCAGCAGCCACGCCCGATTGCGCGTAATTCATTTGGTCTAGCGGTGCGCCCTTTAAAAAGTCTTGCGTGTCAAACTGAACACACAGGCTTGGGTAACCGGGAAACAAATGATGCTTTAATTTTTGCTGCACATTAACAATCAACGGGTACATGGTGGATTTATAAAATTCATCCAGCATGGTTTGCGTGTTGTTGTATTTTTGGTCAGCAATGCCCACCATTGCCGGGGGCACACCATACAAACCACAAATGCGCTTCATGGTTTGCGTTTTTAAGTTGGCTAAATCTGTATCTTGCAAACTCAGCATTTTTAGCGGTTCGTATTTCATGCCTTGGTCGAGCAGCATACCTTGACCGGGTTTGCTTTTGTCGGTGTTCTGGCTACCTGTCATGCTAGACCACGCCTCTTTTAAGCGTGCGGCAATTTCTTTATATTTAGCATCTGGAATTACGTTATCGGTAATGAACATCCCGCTTGGCTTGGCCCCGTTCAGCATTACAAAGTTGGCATACAAGTCAATATCTTGGTCAAGGCCAACCAGTTCAGCAGCCAAAATGCCTTTGTTAAAGCCAGCAGAACCTTGCCATGCAGCATCTTTAACGTGCATCACTTGGTGGGCTGCAAGCGGTTCGTCTTTGTTAAACCCATAGCTAGGCGTGCTCAGTCTGTAGCTAGGATAACGCGCCGGATTTAATTGCACAGCAATTAGCGTGCTGTCCAAAATGTACATTTCAATTGGCGTTTGCGTGGGGCTTGCTTGGTCTTTTCTAAACCATAGCGTAAATGCTTCCCCAAGCAATTCATGCCACATCATATATTGATACCAAAACTCATATTGGCTTTGGAAATTATTTGGCACAGTCAACAAGTTATAAACCTGTTTGGCTTTGGCTTTGTCGCGCAATCCCACGCTTGCGTCTTTAATGGCATCCACATAAGTGCCATCATCCATTTCGCACATGATTTTGATGGGCAGTTGCGATAACGCACGCGCTTTAGCCCCAATGCACGCCATAACTGTGCTGTTACGCGTGAGCATTGATGTATCCACCGGGCGACCAGCAGTCGTTGTGCTGCTAGTGGTGACATACAGAATCTGTGTGTTTACTGTTTGGCGTTTGTCATTGCCTTGGTAAACGATGTTATTGCCTAGCGCAGTCTGCCCAAACAGCGTGTTGCTCTCGTTCGTTTTTTTATCTTTTCTAACAAAAATGTCAAAGATACCCATTTTTTACCCTTAAAAAGTTCTGAAACCAAAACCAGATAACGCGGGATTGTCCAACGAACAGTGCATGGCAATGATTAAAGCGATTATGCCATCAACCTTTGCGCTTTTGTCAGCTTCATTTTTCCGAACCTTAATATTGCCGTTCACATCCTCATAAACTTCGCAGTTTCCAAGCTGCCAACCCACAAACGGGTTTCCATCATGCTTAATTTGGTGGCCCATAATCAGCTTTTCTACGTGCTTGCTTGGGTTGCTTAATACCGCCATGCCTTGCCCAACTTTCTTAACAGGTAAGCCAGCTTCATGCAAACGCGCCACTAAACTTGCTGCATTGTAGGCGTCAAAGCCAATTTCTTTAATGTCGTATTTACCCGCTTGAGCAATGATGTAGTCGCTAATTTCCCGGTCATCCATTACGTTGCCTTCGGTAATGTGCAATATGCCCGAATTTACAGCAACGCGGAAAATGTCAGCGTAATGTTTGGGAATTAACGCCAAGCCTTCTTCTGGCAGAAAGAATTTCCATTCGGCTTCGTAATCATCTTCGTCAAATCTTTTAAGCGTGCATACAGCGTTTAAATCTCGCGTTGCTGCTAAATCAAACCCAATGAACACCGCCTCAGGCTCACGCGGTGAGCTTAACGCGCATTTGTCGCTGTCCCAATAGCCCCGGTCAACCCATGCGGAATTTGCGCTTACATAAATGTTTAACGTCTTACAGAGGAATTCATTTAGCGCAGCGGGTTTGTGCTTGGCTTGTTCTGCGCGTTCCGCAATGGCTTCTTCAAAGACGCTGATGCCGTGCATTGGGTTTGCTTTGGCCCACGTTGTGGGGTCACGCCAATCATCGCCGGGGTCCAAGCTATACAGCAAGCCAAACCAGCGCGGGTTATCTTCCGCTTCGCCGTTCAGCATATTTTCCAGCATCGCCATGTCTTCGTAAAACTTGGTTTCTTTGGTGAAGCTGGCAGTCGTAATGTAAATTCGCAACGGGTTGCGCCGCGCCACCATGCCTGAGTGCAGCACCTCAATGGCGTTTCTGTCCACAATTTGCGCGGCTTCATCCACAATGGCGCAGCTTGGGTTCATGCCATCGCCGGATTTTTTGGTGTCTCGGCTAAGTGCTTTAAATTTGGTTTGACTGTCGCCAGCCTTCGTAATTTGTGATCTGCCGGGGTTGTAAAGCTGCCTTATATCGTGGGGCATATTTTCAATAAACCCGGTGGCAGCATGAAACACAAT